GCCATAAGTGTGGGTGGGCAGGTAACGTCAAAACAAAAGAGATGGACAACTTGTACAAGATACCAACTAAGAACAACCTCCAGAAATTAACTAAGGAGGGTAGAGCCTTTTTAAATTCACGAGGTATTACTGATGAGGTGATTGATAAAAACAAGATAGTATCTTCCTCCAATGGGACTATGATAGTGTTTCCTTACTTTAAAGATGGAGTAATGGTAAACTATAAAACACGAGGTGTAGATGGTAAGTTCTTTACTCAAGCTAAAGATGCTCAACCTATTATCTATAACTATGATCGAGTAGTAAATAATACTAAGCTAGTTATTTGTGAGGGGGAGATGGATTCTTTGTCTTGGGAAGTGGCTGGTATCACTACCCATACTTCTGTTAATATGGGGGCGCCAAACCCCACAGATAAGAATATAGACGGCAAACTTAAGTGTATTGATAACTCTTACGAAGTGTTTGAAACTGCCAAACTAGTGTATATAGCAACTGATAACGATGAGAATGGGAGAATACTTCAAAAGGAATTATTAAGACGTATTGGTTCTGAGAAATGCAAATTAGTCGATTTAAGCCCTTATAAAGATGCTAATGAGGTATTACTCCACGAAGGTAAAGAAAGTCTCTTAGAACGCCTTAAAAACGCTTTAGACCCTAAAGTGGAGGGTGTCTTTACTGTTGGAGATGTATACGAGAGTTTGATGGATGGGTTTCATAATGGTGTTGCAAGAGGTACTACTACTTATGTTGGAGATATTGATGATGCCTGGACTTGGAGATTGGGAGAGGTTAATGTTTGGACAGGGTATCAGAACGAGGGTAAATCATTATTTCTTAATCAACTCGCAGTAATTAAGTCATCTTACGAGGGGTGGAAGTTTGGTATATTCTCTCCGGAGAACTTCCCTATCAATGATTTGATAAATGATTTGGTGGATATGTATATTGGCAAGACTTCTGATCCTTATTACGGTAAATTGCAAATGAGTCTTGATGAGTATAGACAAGGTCTTAAGTTTGTTCAAGACCATTTCTTTATAATTTATCCTCCAAAGAATTTTACTCTTGGAGCAATATTTGATAAGGCTAAATATCTCGTAAGGAGTAAAGGTATACGAGGTTTAATAATAGACCCATACAATACTATTCAACATAAAATGTTGAGTGGGGAGAGAGAAGACCTTTATATTTCACGTTTTATGAGTAAACTTAAACAATTTGCGGTAGAGAATAATGTATCGCTAAATTTAGTTGCCCATCAAATTACTCCAAGAAAAGATGAAACAGGTCGTTATCCTCGCCCGGATGTCAACTATATCAAGGGGGGAAGTGAATTTGCCAATAAGGCTGATAACGTACTTATGGTGTGGAGACCAAATAGGGCTATTGACTTTAAAGATAAAAAGGTTATATTTGGTTCACAGAAGATTAAGAAACAAAAACTTGTAGGGATTCCTCAAGAGGTGGGAGATATAGAATTTAACATTTTTGAACAAAGGTATTACTTTAATGGGTCAACACCTTTATCGGAAATAGATGAAAGAAGAAAAGGAAATAATAATGTCTCTACCCCTCTACATAACCAATCGGAGCAACAAGAGGAAGTGGTTGACATTGAATAACTATAGGAATTGGCACTATCAAGTGAGCAATGATATTAAAAGGAGGTTTAAAGCTGATATATCAAGGATGCTGAATTTTAGAATTAATGGTAAGGTTAAAATTGAGTACTTTTACTTTGCTCCGGATAAAAGAACAAGAGACCTTATGAATGTGATAAGTGTTGTAGATAAGTTTTTCCAAGATGCGATGGTGGAATTTGGATGTATAGAGACTGATGACTTGTCTACTGTTGTGGAGGTAAATTCTTGTTATATGGGGATTGATAAGGCAAACCCTAGACTAGATGTAATAATAACTAAATTGTAAAGATGTATATACAATTATTTCCAATTTATGGGTTTATGGTTGGAGTCAACTATTGGAACACCAAGATGGATATTGAGGATGATGATCTCGAAGAGACCGAACACCTATTTCAGTTAATGATTGGTATAATTGGTATATCATTCCATATCTGGAGATGAGGGTAATTGATATCTTAGCGGATAAGCATTATGATTGGATAGCTATGGCTAAGTCATTTGGAGTAGATGATGACCAGGCTAATGAGCTAGTCCAACAAATGTATGTTAGGATAACTGATTATGTAGATGACCCGGAGAAAATATTATACAACGAAACAGAGGTAAACACCTACTATGTTTATGTTACCTTAAGAAACTTATTTTTATCTACTATTCGCCACAAGGCTAAGGTGGTTTATTTATCGGATGGAGATTTGAATATATCAGCTCTACAAATACCGGATGATGTTAAACACGAAGAGAAGATAAAGTTCGAGAAGGTTATGGATAAGGTAGAGGATATTGTGGAGGATTGGTATTGGTACGACAAAAAGATATTCAATATTCATTTTTATGAGGAGATGAGTATGAGAAAAATTGCAAGGAATACTAAAATTAGTTTGAGTTCAATATTTAATACATTAAGCAATGGCAAAGCGAAAATCAAAGAAGGTGCAATCGAAGAGTATCGAGAGTACCGTAAATCAAAAAAGTAGATCGCAAGGTCTAGGAGATACCTTAGAAAAGGTGTTTAAGGCTACCGGTGTGGATAAGGTGGCTAAGTTTGTTTTAGGTGAGGACTGTGGATGTGATGAACGTAAGAAGGTTTTGAACCATCTATTTCCCTACAGAAAACCAGAATGTTTGTTGGAAGATGAATACAATTATCTTAATGAGTTGTTTACTGCGAATAAAACTACAATAACCGTAGACCAACAAGTGAGGATGATTGAAATATACAATCGAGTATTTAAGGATAATGCAGAGCCTACAGCTTGTAGCAAGTGCTTTAAGGACAACGTATATAATAAGCTCCAAAGAGTTTATAAAGAGTATAAGTGATGACTGAGGAGGAATTATTTGTCTATCTAAAGGATACGATATACCCTGACTTAGTTAAAAGCCATAAGCCAATGAGCAGGTGGGATTGCTATAGTCCGCATTTTTACCACCGTATAGAATTGAAATGTAGAGGTAGGCATTATGATACTCTTTTGATTGAGAAGAAAAAATACGATGCACTCCACCTTAAATGTAGTGATACTATAGATACTCCAATGTATATTAATTCAACACCTGAAGGAATCTATAGCTTTAATCTATTTGAAATAACTCCTGTATGGGAGGTACAATTCCATAATAAAACAACCCACTTCACAGAGAACCATAAAATCAAAAAGATGGTTGCGATGTTGGATATAAAAGACGCTAAAAAATTATGAGCAGTTCAGTAGACAAATATTTTGACTTATTAGAATCCGGAGGGTATGTTACATCCTCCACAAATGACAATCCAAAAGTAGACTCAATCGTAGAGGCTGTTAAGGATAAATACGATAGTAGGAGTAGAAAAGGTATAGAAACCTATAAGACTACCTTGCAAGATAATCCGGATGGATTTTACGCATTTTTAAACCATCTACAAGAGGAGCTTATGGATGCTACGCTATACATTGAGAAACTTAAACGTCTAAACAGATGAAAGAATCTGAGTTAATTAGGATGAAGAGGGAAATAAAACTAACCCAACAAGCGTTAGTTGTGGCCCTCGCTAAAATAGAAAGAATCGAATCTAAATTAGAAATAGATGCCACTACTGAAACCAAAGAAGTACGAGACGAATAAGGATTTTACAAGACGTTGTATGGGGAATGCTAAGATAGGAGAAGAGTACCCAGACAGAGACCAACGGTTTGCAGTTTGTCAAACAATTTGGAAAGAACAATTCAATCCTAAAAAATAATTTGGATTATTAAGATTTTATTCTATCTTTGTTAAAAACAAAGGTAAAATGAAAATACTTAAATTACTATTATTAAATCCCCACTACACGCTGATATTCCTATTTATAGGGGTCTTCTACATTATTGAGGTCGTAATAGAGGTATTGATGATACCTTTTCTGTATACCTTAGATGGTATAGAAATGTTAATAAAACAACTATTAAAACTTGTAAAGTAATGGGAAGAACAAAAGAATTATTAGGAAACTTCGACTACGAAGAACAAGCAATGGAATTTTATTCTAGACTTGAATTACTCCGACAAATGGAGGAAGAACTTGTAGACCCTACAATACCGGAGTCTGTCAAGAGATGTATCTTAAAAACGATACTATTATGAATCCAAGAACTATTGTTACTTTAGATGGTAGATTTTGGCAAATCCAAGATATCTTAAATAAGATGATGGATGATGAATTCTACTTTGGATATTTGGGGGAGAATGCACTCTCCTCCTCATCCTGTACTAATTTATTAGACTCACCTCTTAAGTACCAACAATCCTTAGGAGGTTCTAGAGAAAATTCACCCGCATTGAGAATCGGATCACTATTCCACTACAAGATATTAGAGCCAAAGAAATGGGACTCCCTAAAATTTGTAGATGTTAAGAATAGAAACACAATCAAGTTTAAGGAGGCATTGTCTGAATATGGGGAAGCCTATACACTAAGTGAGAAAAAACAAGCTGAAGATATGGCAAATACCTTTCTCGTTAACTCTAGGTGTATGGATATGTTGCACCATACTAGACAAGAGGTTCCTAGTATTGGTGAGATATTTGGTTTTCCATTTAGAGCTAAGGCTGATATCTTAGGAGATGGATATATCGTAGACCTAAAATCCACAGATGATGTCAAGGGATTTAGGTACTCCGCTAATAAGTGGAATTACGATAGTCAGATGTATATTTATTGTACATTGTTTGACATACCTTATGATTGCTTTACGTTTGTGGTAATTGACAAGAAGTCAAGTGCGCTAGGCATATTTGAATGTAGCAAGGAGTTTTATCTTAGTGGTAAGGCTAAGGTAGAAACAGCTTGTCAGATTTATAGAGATTACTTTGTAGATAAGAAACGTTCTCCGGAGGAGTTTTATTTATACGATGTACTATAGTAAAGAAGAATGTTATAATGAGACTTATTTGTCGCTTACTCTTGGAGTAGTATCTGAGGAGGATTTAAGACACTTAATGAGTTTCTATGAGGATACTGAACAGTACGAATGTTGTGCTGGTATTGCTCAAGCTTATAAGGATTACAAACAAGCAAAAAGAGTTTAAAATGGAAATAGACAAGATAAGAAAATTAGTAGAATTAAAACTTGAGATGAATTTATCTACACCATCTAGAAAAAGAGAATTGGTTTATGGCAGAGCAATTTACTTTAAATTGTGTAAAGACCTTACTAGAGTTAGCCTAGAACAAGTTGGTAAGTCTGTGAATCGAGACCACGCATCTGTGATCCACGGATTAAAATTATTTGATGATATTATATGTAGGGGGTATGAGCCATTTTTAAATAGAGTTTATAAATCTATAAAGAGAAAACTTAGCGGTGAGATGGCTAAGAGAAGTGAGATTCTAACTATGGAATTAGATGAGATAAGAACCCTTATAGCGTCTATACAAGAAAGAATGGTAGATGTTGAATCAGAATTAGAAGAACTGAATAATTAAGATACTATGGAAGAGGAGGAAGACAAAAAGCCAAAGAAGCTAGATGGTAGACGTAATAACGGTGCTGTCAAAGGTATATCTAGGGGTCAGGGTAGGCCTCCAAAGATAAAAGAGAAGGAGACCAATGCTTTAACTCTAAAGGCTCTAACAAAGGCTTTTGGTAGTGAAGAGAAGGCTTGGATTCACGTTGCTAAGAAAGCAGCCGAAGGTAACTTCAATTACACTAAGATGTTATGGGAGTACCGATACGGTAAGCCAAAGGAGCAACAGGACTTAAACGTAAATACTAATATTAATATTCCGGTTGTAGACTTTTCCAAGCCGAAGACTATAGATGTGGATCACGAAGACATAAAAGATGAGTAGTTTAGAGAAAATTAAAAACAGAATCGGTAACCAGCTTATTATAAAATCATATATGGCTGGATTTAGAGCAACCTCAGATGGAACGATAATTAGTCATAAAGGTAAGCCTGTTGGTTCAGATAGGGGTGATGGCAGGATTGCTTTTTCCTCTATCGTAGATGAAAATGGTCTTAGAAGGACTTTGCTTTCCCATAGGTTCATTGCTTACCAACTATACGGAGACAAAATGTTTGAGCCTGGTATTGTTGTTCGCCATTTAAACGATGACCCTAGCGACAATAGGTTTGAAAATATAGTATTGGGTACTCATAAGGATAACGAGAGAGATGCAAAGAAAAATAACATAAAGGCAGGCCCTGGAAAATATAATGGCTCATATGGGGCTATTTACAGGTATTATATGGTTAATGGGTGGTCTAAAACAATGAAGGATTTGAATTTGAGTTATAAAATGTTGGCTTATGTAAAAACAACCTATAAGCCAACGTTAGTCGATAAAGTCAAAATATGGTTAACAAGTTAGAACTAAATCCAAAATACCAATCGCTATTCCAATCTGATAGCAGATACTTTGTAGTTACCGGAGGTCGAGGCTCAGGTAAATCTTTTGCTATCAATACCTTCTTAGTACTCCTCACTTATGAGCAAGGCACTAAGACGTTGTTTACTCGTTATACGATGAGTTCTGCTTCAATGAGTATTATCCCGGAGTTTAGGGAGAAGCTAGAGCTTATGGGGGTAGAAAGTCAGTTTGAGATAACTAAGACTGAAATTACCAATAAGTTGACCGGTAGCTCGATATACTTTAGCGGTATCAAGACTGCAAGTGGAGACCAAACTGCGAAGCTAAAGTCTATACAAGGTATCAATACATTTGTACTAGACGAAGCAGAAGAGCTTAATGACGAAGCATCCTTCGATAAGATAGACTTCTCCATCAGGAGTAAGATAGCAAAAAATAGATGTATCCTTGTTCTAAACCCTACTACTCGTGAACATTGGATATACCAAAGGTTTTTCCAGAACCGTTCTATAGAAGATGGATTCAACGGGACAAAGGAAGGTGTAACTTATATCCATACAACTTATCTAGACAATCTAACAAATTTATCAGCTAGCTTTGTCAAGGAAATTGACAGGATTAAGGAACGCAGACCTGACAAATACCTCCATCAAATATTAGGAGGATGGCTCCAACAAGCAGAAGGAGTTGTCTTTACTGATTGGCAAATAGGTAAATTCAATAGCGAAATAGATTCAATATTCGGTTTGGATTTTGGTTTTAGTAATGATCCAACTGCCTTAGTAGAAATTGCAGTTGACAAAGAACGTAAGATTATTTGGCTCAAAGAACATCTATATAAGAAGGGATTAGTTACCTCTCAAATATACGATTATTGCATAAGGATAGCGGGTAGGAATTTAATAGTTGCTGATAACTCAGAACCTCGACTCCTTAGTGAGATGAAGATGAAAAACCCACCTCTTAATATGAGTCCTACTATAAAAAAGAAAGGTAGTATATTATCCGGTATTGCTCTTATGCAGGACTACAATATAAATGTGGAGGGAGAGAACTTAGTCAAGGAGTTTAATAATTACGTTTGGAGTATTAAAGGGCTGAAGCCTATTGACTCCTTCAATCACCTTATAGATGCAAGTCGGTATGGAATTCAATACCTCCTTACAAGGTCAGTACCTAAGGGAATGTATGTTATACGATAAATATGGAGATAAATTTATTAGATTTATTTAGCGGTATTGGTGGGTTTCACTTGGGTCTAGAAAAAGCAGGATTTAAAATAAACTCCTATAATTCAGAAGTGGATAAATACGCAATAGGCGTTTATAAAAACAATTTTAAAGATAGTACTTATGTTGGATCAGTTACAGATGTTCGAGGAGGACAACTCCCAAGAATTGACGCAATCACTTTCGGAAGCCCTTGCCAGGACTTTAGCCTTGCTGGAAAACGTAAAGGGATGGGAGGAAATAGAAGCTCCCTTATTACCGAAGCAATACGACTCATCAGCGAATGCAGACCACGTTTTTTTATCTGGGAAAATGTTAAAGGAACTTTCTCCTCAAATAATGGCGAAGACTTTTGGGCAATTATCCAGGCCTTTACCAACATTGGGGGTTATAGACTCGAATGGCAATTGCTTAATACAAAGTGGTTTCTACCCCAAAATAGAGAGAGAGTCTACCTTGTCGGATATATTGCAGACTCAAGTGGAGGACAAATATTTCCTATCGGAGCAAGTAGTGAACCGGTTAATGGGGTATCGAGACAACAAGGAAGTGCCTGTACAGTTCTCGCAAGATACGAAGCAGGAGCAAACGGAAGTTACGTTGTTGAACGTAAACAGTCTCCACAAGAAATAACAATAAAGGCAAACACTTCAAAAGGATATGAAGTAGCCAAGGAAGGAGACACCATAAATTTCTCAGTCCCTACCTCAAAGACTCGTAGAGGTAGAGTAGGTAAGGGAGTAGCTCAAACATTAGACACCCACTGTAATCAGGCTGTGATTGGGGCTATGAGGGGCAGGAACCCAAAGAACCCATCTAATCGAGAAACAGGAGCAACCCTAGAACAACGGTTAGAGATAAACTCCCAGGAAATATCAAATACCCTCACTAGTGTACAGAAGGATAATTATGTTTTAGGATATACTAGGGATAGTAAAGGAAACGTCACAAAAAGAAATAGAAAAAGTATAGCTAACACAATCCACTCATCTACAGGCTCAGGTGGAAATACAGATCAATTCATAAATTCTATTAGGAGATTAACTCCTATAGAATGTGAGAGGCTCCAGGGTTTTCCGGATGATTGGACAAAATACGGAGCGGAGCTCGGAGAGATATCAGATTCCCAAAGATATAAAATGTGTGGGAATGCTGTTACTGTAGATGTTGTCCAGGCTATAGGTAAATCAATAATTAAGTCTCTATATAATGGCTAAAAAGAAGCCAAGTCTTAAGTATATGTTTGTGCCTGATAAGAGCCATTACGATGCTTTTATTTGGTGTAACAAGAGGTATATTAGGATTTATCCTAAAATTCAAAAGGATAGTACTTATAAGCTCGTAAGGGAGGATGATGGACAAGTAGTGTTTGTGTCTAAGGAAACGTTTGGCAAAGATATATTAGATGAGAAAATTTGGAGATTTTATAAATATATTTTTGATAGTAAAAAAAAATAACTATATTTGATAAAGTCTTTTTTTCTCCATAAGAGAGTTTTCATTTGTTTAAATTTGGGTTAATTGGGAATGCTCCTCTAGAAATAGGGGAGTTTTCTTTTTAACAAAACTTTAACACTTTTATATTTGTCAGTTGGAGAATTATTTCTAAATTGCAATATAATTTTAAAACAATATATTTATGAAGTATCTTACAAAAATGATTGAGGCAGTTCGAGAAAACTACAATTCAATCGAAAAAGAATGTGAAGAGACAGGCGGAGTCCTATCTATTATCGTATCAGACAAGTCTAATGGGACAGTTGCCCACTTCAACATTGGTGATCCAAGTGAGTTGACAAAGGTGCGAGGTTATGTACTAGCAAAAGACCCAACGGAAGCATCTAGGATGGAAGCTTCTATATGGCTATCAGATAACAAATACGACAAACAGTATAACGAAGGCGATGAATTTATCAGAACCTGGAAAGTAGACCTATAACAAAAAACTCTCTTATGGAAAATCAGTATGACCACTTAACAATTGTTGGGATGATGCTCCCACAGAACTTCGGGAAGGAAAATGAGCAAGCCTCATTATACTTAGAAGTAGAATCCAATCTGAGTGGGGAGTTCATTACTCTTGAGTTTGACCCCTATAACTTTATAGATTGGATAGGCTCCAAGAAAATCGAGGAGATAAAAGAATTCGTTAAACTTCAAATAGATGAGAAATAATGGATACCAGAGAATACATAAACGATGCTATAGATTATGCTGTAGATTCTGCAAAGAACGAAGCATTTACAATACTTGTTGAGATGATTAATGGGGAGGATTTTGATATCCTAATAGAGCAAGATATATCAGAAGGTATTGCCTACACTTGTGGGAGTAACGAAAGAGCAAAAGATTTGCTTTTGGATGATTATTACGAGGAAATCTATAGCGAGGTTCGTTCAGAATTTATTGACTACTTAAAAAGAAAATTATGAGAAACTTAGAAAAACTCCAAAGTGAATTACAATGGTGGAGAACTTACGGACAGTTTGTCTCCCAATATTATCGCAATGTAGACGATAAGGCTTGTGAATACTCAAACGAAATATTTAGAGATTATGGCACTTACTAAAGACGAAATAGAATATCTAGAAAGACTTCTAGAGGATAACAAACGTACCCATATCGCCTGTCAGAATTGGAGCCAG